GCCAAGGTATAGTCCTTGATCCACTGTCCGGAATATATGTCATCTATGATGGCAAAGTCAGGTTTGGTGTTATAGACCTGTAGCATCACTGACTCTTCACCTCTGGGACGCTGATGTATGATCAATTTATGGCTCTGCGGATGCCATGTGAAGTTTATAAAAGACCCAAACATTTTACCTATTAGTTCTTGATACTGTGAGAATAATTCATATGTGGCCAATCCGCCCATATTAGTCGATGACAACAGATAGGTATTAGAGTAGGCCAAGTTAAAGGGTTCAAACACAGTACCGCCCGTGCCATTACCTGTTCTAGATCCTACTGAACGACGGAATATCTGTCGAACCTGTTGTATTTCTTTAGGTAGGATATACTCGTTAATGCTTTCAGTTATGGTTAGAAAACAATAACTTTCCTCTACGGCGTTGTCGCTGCGCTGCCGAAATACTGCTAGGCTGCGGTTTAGGGCAGTTTCGTAGTGTATGGGGTCTAGTTCTATGTCGATCATGCCGTCACCCAGCATGGCCTTACAGTAGTCGAAAACCTGTTGTTTTGCTTGATCAGTTGTGCTCATACTCTTATTTATTGCAGCGGTAAATATATGACTATGCCAAGACTCAGTCTCTACCGGCCTCAAAAAGGCAATGATTACCGTTTTATAGATAACACCATCTGGGAAATGTTCCAGGTTGGTGGCACAGATGTGCTGGTGCACAAATATCTCGGGCCCGCTTCTGCTGTGCAGGGCAACACACCCTCAACACCTACATATACTGCCGACGATCCTTTTAATATACAGGATCTGTTGTTCTTAGAAAATCGTGATCGCAAATATGATCCAGACATTTATCTGCTTAGAGGTGTGTATAACCTGTCAGACATAGATTTCAATCTCAGCCAATTTGGACTGTTTCTACAGAATGACACTATTTTTATCACCTTTCATATCACAGATACTGTGGAAAAAATTGGTAGAAAAATCATGGCAGGTGATGTCATAGAACTACCGCACCTCACTGACGAGTATGCTCTGAATGATCTACAGTATGCGCTGAAAAGATTCTATGTCATTGAAGAAGTTAGCAGGGCAGCAGAAGGATTTTCTGTGACATGGTACCCGCATCTATATCGAGCAAAATGTAAACCATTGGTAGACAGCCAAGAATACAAACAGATCTTAGATGGTATCGCCAACACAGATGCAGATCGTGGGGCCTATAATTCAAATATCACATACTATCCCGGTGACATTGTTACTGGTGCAGACGGTAAGAAGTATGAAGTCGTTCAAGAAGTTACTGGGATAGCACCACCCAATGGAACCTACTATGCAATAGCAGACACACTCAAAGATATTATATCAACCTACAACAAAGAAATGCAGATTACTTCAGCTGTGTTAAATCAAGCAGAAGCAGATGCTCCTAAGAGTGGTTATGACACCAGCAAGTTCTACACCTTGCAGAGAACAGACGATGGTACTGCTGAAATTGCATCAACAGATGCCACGGCAGTGACTGTAGATGCTGCTACGCAGGCTACTGATGAGGATGGAAATTTATTATATGACACCAACGGTGATCCTGTTTACGTAGGACAGACTGCTAGTTCTGTGCTGATGCCTGCAGACGGCGACGGATACAATGGATATCTCACTCGTGATGGTGTTCCTCCCAACGGTGCTCCGTTTACCGCAGGCATTGCATTTCCTATTAACCCCACTGTGGGACAGTTTGCACTCAGAACAGATTACTTGCCTAATAGACTATTCAGATTCGACGGATCTAGATGGCGCAAATTTGAGGACAATGTACGTATGACCATGAACAATCTTGGTGCCAGTGACGTAGGCGTGGGCGACACCTATGTTGGCAAAGATATTCGTCAGACACAAAAGGCCACTTTTGTTAACAACACCACAGTGACTACTATAGATGGACATGTGACTGAAGAAAAACAAAGCCTTACCAAGGCACTTAGACCACAGGCGGACGAATAATGGATTTTTTTTATGACGGGCAAATAAGACGATATGTCACGCAGTTCATGCGTGTGTTCATAGGCTTCAAATACAAGGCAGGCAATGGTGATGAGATCAGTGTTCCTGTGAGCTATGGTGACATGACCCGCCAGGTAGCTGCCATAATCAAAGAAAATTCAGAAAATAAAATGAGTTCAGTGCCCAAGATCAGCTGTTACATCAGTGCTCTAGAAATGGATACTTCTAGACTCAGTGATCCTACATTTGTTTCTAAGGTGCATGTAAGGGAACGCAGATTTACAGATGCTGCAGGAACTAGAGAATATCAGAATGTGCAAGGCGGCAACTACACCGTAGAAAGACTTGCGCCAACACCTTTCAAGATGACCATGAAGGCAGACATATGGACTTCAAACACTGATCAGAAACTGCAACTATTAGAACAAATATTAGTGTTGTTTAATCCCAGTTTGGAACTGCAGACCACAGACAACTATCTAGACTGGACTAGTCTCAGCACGTTATATCTTACCAGCACTAACTTTACCTCAAGAACTATTCCTGCCGGAGCAGAAAGTGAAATAGATGTGTGTACCTTGGACTTTGAAATTCCAATCTATATCACTGCTCCTGCAAAAGTTAAAAAATTAGGTATTGTTCAAAGTGTGATTTCGAATGTGTTTATGGAAAGCGGTGATATAGTAGATTTAGAGAGTTTGGTGTACAATCGTGCCAAAGGTTCATTTACTACAACTTCTAACAGATATAGAGTTCTGCTGTTTAAATCTAACACAGGTAATCTCACAGATAATCAATATGACCTAACTCTAGTAAATCCAGACTCAGCTGTGCTGTCATTGGGACTTGCTCAACAGGAATATAAAAATGGTGAACCTATAGAATGGGATCGTATCCTAGAAGTGCAGGGCGGATACGTTCCGGGTAGCGATGTGTTTTTCCTCAAAGAGGATGACAGTGAAATCGTTGGCACGTTCGTGATCAATCCTCTAGACAGAACTGTGTTGGCTGTGACTCTGGATCCGGATACATATCCTGCTAACACAGACATAGCAAGTGCTATAGAAACTAGAGGCACAGTAGATGCTATCATCGATCCCTATAAGTACAATCCTCTAGAAGTTTATGGTAATCATGCTGGTATTCCTGTAGGTTTGAGATTTTTGATGTTAGATGATGTCAACAACAGTGTGAATCGTGGTGGATTCATTGAATACCCAAGCAATCCCGCAGACAGCACCAATGTGCCTTATCGCGGACCGCAGGCATGGAGAGACCCCAGCAACAACGATTCATCATGGGAAAATCAAGACGGCACAGATCCTATTATAAAAGCAAATTCGATTATTGAATGGACTGGAGCTACCTGGTCTACAATATGGGATCCCGATGATAATACTTTACAAGATGCTGCTGTTGCTGGCCAAGATTTCACAGCGACCTATATCCAAAACATCCGTACAGGTATCAAATACAAATGGGACGGCACCCAATGGCTCAAGGCCTTTGAAGGTGAGTATGCGCCAGGACGTTGGAACTTTAGGATGATCTAACGCTAAGTACACAGATGCAACAGCGTGCCGGACTGCTATTTTTAGCCAAAACCACAGGTAGAATTCTTCTGATCTTAGATGCAGAACGCTGGACTGTGCCTACATTTCAGCGTAGTCTTAGCCTCCTAGAAGATGCAGAAATATTACTTAGTCAATATGCACAGGGTCGTATAGTACCTATAGAATTATATCTGTCTGAAGATCGTGGGTTTGAATATGGCACATATGTCTGCGTGGTTGATCAAGAGTTTTTGACTCTGGCATCAAAAACGGTGTGTTGGGCAGATTTAGATTGCTTGCCCAAACAACTGCACTCGGGTCTGCGTACCACATTGAATAATCAAGTAATACGTGTAAAAATAGAAACCATATTGGAGTTAGAAAATGTCAAATCTATTACAAAGGTCCAGTAGATTTCAAGAGGACTGTGACAAATATCGCACTGCTATCGATAGCATGCCTGACGGTGCATCTAAGCAAGAATCTCAACAATTATTGAATAAACTGATTGCAGAGATAAAAAAATTAGACAGCATGCACATGGAAATGGTCTATAGTCGACAGCTGCCTACCATGGGCGGTGAGATGAAGCAGGATATCACAGCTATAAGAAAAAAATTAGAAACTAGACTCAAAGACTGGTCACAGGCACAGAAAAATTAAATACTGCCAAAGTTCTTGATTGTGATGGTTCCTACCATAGCAGCATGAGAACCACACTGGTATCTATAGTTGCCGCTGATACTATCCGGAATCTTCCAATATAATGTACCCGATGTTTTACCTTGTGCAGCTGATCCTGTACTAACTGTGCCATCGGTAGCGACGTGTACTAACCCAGTGTTATAATTTGTACCAGTGTTGTCTTGTATCAAGAAAGGATGGCTCATAGCTCCGGCTAAATTAAATGCTATAGTAGTGGCATTGATGGCAAATACTGTAGGGTCATCTGTGGTACCATATTGGTCAAATCTGTATGCCGATGCTCCGTTTGCAGTAACATTTAATCTTGTGATTGCTGGCAGATAGAACTGATCTACAGTTAATCCAGCATTGTCAGTCAGAGCGGCAAATGTAGTGGCGCCTGCTGACACAGTATTAGTGATAGTCACAGTGTCTGTGCCAGCATCGGTGGTGATTGAGATTCCTGTACCCGCGGCTATAGTAAGAGTATCGGTGGCTGAATCTGCCACAACACTTGATTGGCCAGCCACCGCTATGGTAGCAAAACTATCTGATGCTGCACCGCCTGAGCCTGTAATAGTTATGGTGTCAGTGGTCGCATTAGTTGTAATAGTAATACCGCCTGCACCTACTAGTGTTAGGGTATCTGTAGCCGAATCAGCTACCACTGAACTTTGACCTGCGACAGCTATGGTAGCAAAACTATCCGATGCTGCGCCACCGCCTGAAACTGTGGCCCACGTATTGTCGCCTCTAAGGTATGTGGTATTGTCTCTAGTCCCAGATGCTCCTAATCTCAAAACAGGCACAGTGCCGCTGGTAAGTGCAGTTGCGTTTAACGCAGTAAGATTCGCGCCACTGGCAGCTGGCAGTGTGGCTGGCAGTGCTGTAAGATTCACTCCGCTTACTGCAGGTAGTGTAGCTGGAAATCTACCATCTGGTACAGTGCCTGAAGTTAATTCAGTGGCATTTAACGCAGTAAGTGCCGCACCACCACCGCTGAAGTTGGTAGCCGTAAGTAACCCAGCATCTGATATAGTCGCGGAACTATTTTGAATAATTGTCCCTGTAGTACCATCATATCGTATGATAGCGTTGTCGATATATCCACCGCCTGCGCTAAGAACATCACCCGTTCCAGCTCCTGACGCTCCTGTCGGCCCAATGGGTCCTTGAGGTCCCGGAACACCCACAGCACTAGTCTGCTGATAAGAACCGTCTGGAAATACAATAGCGTTTCCAACTATAATATCACTGTCAAAAGCCACTGTGGGAGTAAATGTAATAGCAGAACTGTCTGCTGAATCTATAGTGGTTCCTACAAAAGTGATAGCACCTGTGCTGGTAATTGAATTAATGGTATATATATCTTGGCTGGAATCATTGACAAAGTCAATGGTTATGTTAGTGCCTGCAATCAAGGCTGTGGAATTTTGTAGACTAGCTGCTAGGCCGGCTGCTAGACTAGCTTCGCTAGCTACAGGTACCCAAGCCCCGGCATGAGCATAGTATAATTTTCCTGTGTCATGCACATGTGCCACCATACCGTGATAATCCACCGGAGATACTTCTGAGTTGAGATCTGCTAGAGTGTCCCAATGAAATCTGATGCGATTTTTTTGCCCTGTGATATCTATAATACCCGATAATATCAATGTATTAGTTGAATCATCCAACCATGTTAGTGCATTTAAGTCGTTGACTTGAGAGCCATTTGAGGGATAATAGGCTATTTTCCCAGCTACCCCCGATTGTACTCCACCGCTGAATCCTGCAGAATTTGCTTTGGCTAAGAAGTCTGTATTAGACACGTTAGTGAGATTAGCTTTGGCAAGATTTACACCGCTAGAGGTAACTCCATCATACAGTCTCAGGGTATTAGCTGTTTGATCATAAAAGATTTCACCGCGATTTCCGGATCTTCTGTTTAGAAATTCGGTGTCCCTAGGGATAATTCTTACTGCGTCAAGTGCGGGTATTTTTGCCATACTAGTATTTATACATGTGTTACGTAGGACTCAGTCTTAAACTTTTTAAAAAAAACAACAATAAATATTCATTATCACTTTACCATTACAAAATGGAACAACTTTTAAATATTTTTCCTATTCCTGTTAAGATAATTTCACTTGAATCTGTGTGCCAGCGTAGCATTGATCTCTTGATACACCAGATTGATCAAGAAAAACTCAATACAAATCAGCTGATCAAAAAAGGGCATCGATCTCTCAGCAGCTCTTTTTTAGATAGAAATCCACAGTTCAAGCAAGTTTTTCAAGATGAAGTTGATAAGTTTGTGCATGATTACGGAATCAAAGCAGCTACTATCTCATATAGTTGGTGTAACATCTACATCAAAGGAGGAGAAATCCGTCCACACAAACACGAAATGAGTGTAATTAGTGGTGTTTACTATCCGTTGATCAAAGGGGACAATGTTTTTTTAAAAATCCGCAATCCTTGCGGACCATTTAAAATTAACGAAATCACTGAAAAGACCAACGAATTTAATTTACAAGAATACGCTATTCCTATACAAGAAAATATGCTGATTCTTTTTCCAAGTTGGGTAGAACATTACAGTGAAAATACCAACGAAATAAAATATGCGGTGAGCTTTGATACGGAGATAGTTAGATGTCCTGGTTAATGAAAGATTTTAATTACACGAACGAAGCGTTTGCTTATGCTACTAACTGTTTTGACCAAACTGAAGTACAAGAAATTATCGATATCGGACAACGATTAGTATTGGGCAACGGAGAACTAGAAAATGGAGTAGCCAATAAATCTGTGCGCAACTGCAAACTATCATGGATACCGATTGATGACACATCTTCTAAATTGTTTCGCAAGCTAGCTGACATTGTTAATTCTTTGAACTCACAGTTTTACAAATACGATTTAACAGAAATGGAAGATTTACAATATACAGAATATAATTCTGAACACAAGGATTTTTACACAAGTCATTCTGACGACGGGTACAAATTTAATCTATTTAGAAAACTCAGTGTTTCTATTCAGCTATCTAGTCCAGACGAATACCAAGGAGGAGATCTAACATTTTATAGAAATACACTTTCAGAATGCACAGTTGCCCCTAAACAGGCTGGCACAGTAATTGTATTTCCAAGTTTTGTAATTCATGAAGTAAAACCAATCACAGCCGGCACAAGAAAAAGTCTTGTGACATGGGTCAACGGTCCGAGATTCAGATGATAGATAACTTATTTCCCACTACTGTTTATTACAGCGACAACAATCTGTTAGATAGCCTCGATGGATATAAATCACAATGCATGAAAATAATCAACGAATTAGAAAATGTGCCACATCCGTTTGGGGAGAGTTCTTTACAAACAAGTTTTTGGCACCAAACCTACGGTCACCTTTATAATTTAGAAAGTTTTAGAAATTTATCTGAACAAATCATAGATCAGGCTGTGGGATTTTTAAATTTTTTAGGTTTTCCGGGAATTCTACCGTCCAATGTTAACTTTTTGAACATGTGGGTAAATGTGATAGGAAAACATGATTACCATGCACAGCATATTCACAGCACTACCGGTCGAGCTTTTCTTAGCGGAGTGTTTTATGTTGATGCGCCAGCAAATAGCAGTTTAGAATTTGGATCTCCTTATCGAGATGCATATTTTCCCCTAAAACCTCCAGTGGACAATTATTCAAATTACTCAATGATGAAATATGATTGCATACCGGGCAGACTAATCATGTTCAAATCCAATGTGTATCATGGGTATAACAGTCATAATCAAGATGCCAATAAGATTAGTATACCATTTAACCTTGCGATATCGTTGGATTAATATTATGAAAATTATAGAAAATTGTGTAAGTCATTATCAAGCGAACGAAATAGAAAGTATTTTTTTAGATAAATTTACCAGTTGGTGGTACGCTCCAACTACATTCGGCAATGAACACGCATCCGCATCTCAACCGGTCTACGATACATTTCAATTAGTGCACCCGATAATGGATAACGGACGCTATGACTCGCCGTATACTCA